AAGTGTGCACGGACGATCTCAGTGTAGCGCGTGCCGCCGCGGGCGTCCCGCTCATAGAGCTTCTGGACTTGAAAGGCTTGCCGAAGCTGATTGATGGTCGAAGCCGTGGCTCCGCGCAAATCCGCGCGAAGATCGGGAAACCATTCGGTGTTATCCGCCTGATAGCCTTCGATGAACGTCTTCCGGTTGCCGTCGTTAGGATCAATCAACTTGAAGTTCTGATACTGGCGAACGCCGTTGTATTCGCGGACGTTGATCGGGCCCGACTCGAAAACCTGATTTTCGACGCCGAGCCCAAGAATCGGAGCGTATTCGCCGAGCGGGACTTGAACAGAAGGACCTTTCTGCGGCCACGGCAGGGCCGACGTAAAGTAATCGTGTCGCTTCCCGCGACGTAGAAGCGTGTAGGTGCCGGGAGTATCCGGGCCGTCGCCCTTCGGGACCGTCACGCTATCTTGGAGATTCTGATCCCGGAACCATTCGTTCCAAATCAGATTGTAGGCGCGCAGAAAGAGCGCGCTGTGAGGGATACCAGCGACCTGCGTAGGAAGACCCATGTAATCGTAGATAGTCCCTTCGGCATATCCGCCGACGGGGGAGGTCATTTCCGGGGTTGTATAATCGGTGCTGTCGCCGGGATTGGCTTGTTCGCCCATGAACTTCTGGAAGTTGTCCCACACGAGACGAAGCGGGACGGCGAAAAAGAAGGTGTTCATGAAGACATTGTCCATGAACGGATGCAGTGGCGTAGCGAGACGGCAAAAGCCGGTCATGTTGAGGGAGAAGGTATCTCCCGGTAGAGCCTCGTCAAGGAAGATGGGAACGAGGTAGCCCGCGTCGAACGCGGACTTGTAGCCGTGAGAGCGATCAAACGAAGAGCGCGGGATCTCAGCGCGAGGAACGCGGCTGAAATCGTGGGACATTACTGAAGGAATCTTAGCCATTGGTGTTACTCCGCGGCGGTCTTGTTTTGGGTAGCGGTGAAGAGGTCAGCGACGTTGGGTGCCTGCACAAGCGTAATGCAGTCGCGGACGTGCTGCTTGATTTCGAGCGGGAGAAAAGTGCCCTTTTCGTCATCCCAGTCGCCGACATAATAGAGAACGTGGTCAGACGGATGACGGCCGATAATGGTGCCGAGATCGTTAGCAAGATCGGTCACGAGCCGGATGGCAGCGCCGTCGGTTGGCGCATAGAACGGCGCATGGTGCTGGAAGGACTTGCTGTCATAAATGGTGTAAGCGCGAAGGCGCATCAGTCTTCTCCGAAGTTGCGTTTAAAGCCTTTGATTCGAGCATCACGCACGGTGGCTCTAGCGAGCCGTCGCGCGTTTGTGTTGTGCGGTTTTTGCGGCAATGCGTCCTGTCGACGTTGCCGCTTAATCTCATCGAGGTCCTCCTCTGGAAGTTGTTGCTCATAGAAACGGGGTGGCTTCGCAGGAAAGCCGTTAACGATGACTTCATCGTTGGGAAATACGTCGCGCTGATACTTGGCCAGCCAAGCAGAGCCGAGACCCGGGCGGCGCGACATGAGTAGAAATTCGGGTTTAACCCGGCAGAAGAAGCCGTGAATCGGATGCTGACGCACGTAGTGCTTGTCAGCATCCTTGCCGACGATTTTTTTCATAGAATAGCGGGCCGTGTAGGCCGCTGTTTCGAAGGTGAGTTCGCCTATAGGGGCGAGGCCATAGGGCCATAGACTGCTGAGAAGATCGGAGGTGTAGAGCCAGTGGCCATTTTTTTGAAGTTTGTATTTTTGCCTGTCGGGCCAGTCCACTCCGAAGAGCAGTAAGTGATAGTGAGGTCTTAGATTTTTATCTCCGTACTCGCCACAGGCGAGGAAGCGAACGGTTTCACCGTCGCGTTGTTTGCGGAGTTTTTTCATAAAGAGTTGAAGCGGTCGAACGGCGATAGAGCCGTCGACGGGCAGGTTATCGTCGGAATAGGTGAGGGTGACGAAAGAATTGTGTGTGTGCATCTGGGCTTCGTGCATGCAGCGGACAGCCCATTGCCGGGAGCGTTCCAGACGGCAGCCAGTACAGCGGCCGCAGGGAACGTGAATCGGATTCGTCGAGTTGAGCGCCTTGATTGGATTAAACGTAATGGCTCTATCGGACCCGTGGGGGGTCCGATAGGCCGGGATGGGAAAGTCGCAGCCCATGCTAGAGGCGGATACCGCCGCGCATGGGGGTACCCATCATGTTAATTGGCTTCACACGTTGTGCGTTACGAGTGAAGTTTGAGCGGCTTTCGCCCCTTGACATTTTGCGACGTTTCATAATTGAGGCTCCTAGAGGAGGTTAGGGTTGTGGGCATATGCCCACGGGAGGGAGTGAACCATAAATGTGGTGTGGTGTCACTCCGCACATTTACATCAAGGAGGGAAATGTGCGGACGCCCGGGCCGGCCCGGGCTTTGGATAGGCATCGATTGGGGAGACACCCATTCTCTGCCAAGGAACAGGCCCCCGCCGGGGCCTTTGTTTGAGTCTACGGCGCTTTCGCGCCTTCCGAAGGGGGGTTACCCCCCTTCACCCCCCGATTGCCCTCTGCGGGCTCGGGATTGACGATTTCGACCTTCTGGGGCGGCGGGGGGTCAGCGGGCTTCTTAACGAGCCCTAGTGAAATCATCTCCTCAAGATTTTTAGGGTCAGACATGAAAGCCAGGAACTCAGCCGGATCGTTGTGGAACCGATTCCGGACCTTGGAGGGGAGAGACGCGAACGCGCTCTCAGCCTGCAGGACGGTATTCATCGCCGCCTGAAAGTCGACGTCATCGGGCAAGTCAGCGTAGCGCGGTTGTTCATTCCGCATATGCCGAATCATGCCTGTCGCGGAGTACTGCTGGAGAATGTTGTTGATATCGCACTCGTCCTTGAAGGACTGCTTGGTGCGAGTCTTGGGCTTTTCGAATTCGCCCGTCTGATGGTTGAGAAGGAGCCCGTCGACAGAGACGCGGGCGTGAGCTCGGGCGAAGCCCGTTTTGGTCTTGTAGGCCATGTTTACCTCTTCATATCGATTACGAGCCCGGGATTCTCCGAGGGCGTGTTGCCATAGTTTTCGAGACGACGTTCGCGACGACGGTTTGCATCATCGACGCCATGGGTGCGCTGATAGTCCACCAGACGGCCGATTGCCTTCTCAATCGTGCCTCCGATGTTGCCCCAGGTGCCGGGGCCATACTTCTCGGATTGGTCGGCTTCCGCCTTTGCGATGCGAGAGCGCTGATATGCCGTGACGGCATCGTTGGAGAGGATACCGGCTTGAATAGTCTTGTTGACGGTATCCGCCGAGGTGTTCTGCTCGGTTGCGATCGCCGCCCTCATTTGGGCGGCAGAGGTGGCGGTATCTTGGGCCGCCTTTGAATCGAGCTGCTTAGTGAGGGCCTCGCTGGCCTTGTTCAGCTCGGTTTGTGAAAGAGTGTTCTTGGACTGCTCTTTCACGAGGTTGATGCCTTCTGCCTCTTTGGCCTTGGATGCAGCCGAAGATATGCCCTCAGCCAGAGGATCGAGAGCATTTGCCATTGTCGCAGCTTGCGCGCTGGCGAGGCCGCCAGCGGGGGAGCTTGCGCCCCCCTGCTGGTAAGCGAGGATTGGATTGAGGCCCGCGGCCTTCATGTCAGCCATTGAGCGCTGATAAGCGGTATTGCTCATGCGCTCTTGGAAGCGTTGCTGTTCCATCATGTTGTAGAACGATTGTTGATTGGCCTGCTGGGCTTGGCTGGCATTGGCCGAATTGGCCGCGCCTTGCCCCAGCATGCCGAGGACGCCTCCGACGACGGAGGCTCCTGCTCCGAGCCAGTCTAAAGCCATGACAGCACCTAAAAGTGGTCGATGAGGCCGGGCACGCCATAAACGGGCATGGGCCGGGCGCACCGGAGTTTGAAGTAGCTGTCGAACAAGAACTGCGGCTCGGTCGGAACCGCGATCACACGGGATATAGGGGGATTGTCTTGGATAAAAGCGGCGTCCAGCTCAGGCAGAGCGCTAAAGTCTTGGGCGAGGTGCCAAGTGTCGAGAGACTGAGCAGCATTTGAACGCATAGGACCAGTGATAATTGAGGGCTTGTAGCGATACTCAGCGAATCTCTCTTGGTAGCCGAAGACTTCGTCATCGGCAGTGGTGCCTTGGGCATAGATTTCCTTATTGAGAACGGCCTGCTCTCCAATCATGGAAAGCGCAGGCCAGTAGTAGTCGAACTTAGTTTTCCGGGACCACATGCGGTTGAGTCCCTGCTGATAGTTAAGATCGGCCCGCACGGAGACGAGGCCAATAATTATCGTGTGCTCGGTGAAGGCTTTCGAGAAGCCGTGTCCCCCGAGAGTAGCAGTGCCGTAGGCCGCGAGGTTGCCTTGCGGGGTTGGCTCCGTGTCGCTGGCGGAGGTCTGCGGAACAGTGTGCAGGTTGACGATGGATTGTCCTCCACCCAGGTATTCCGGACGTTGAAGGCGAGCATCAGGTGAGATCACGTTGAAGTGTGCACGGACGATCTCAGTGTAGCGCGTGCCGCCTCTGGCGTCGCGTTCGTAGAGCTTCTGGACCTGAAATGCCTGCCGAAGCTGATTGATCGTCGAGGCAGTGGCGCCGCGAAGATCGGCGCGCAGGTCAGGAAACCATTCGTCGTTTTCTGGATTGAAGTAGCCCTCAAAGAGCCATTGGCGATCCACGGAAGCGGAATCGGGGAACTGCCAGTTATTGTAGGAGCGAGAGCCGCCGTACTCGTAAACGACGGTCGGGCTGGCTTCGACGAAATTCTGATTGATTTTGCCAATGCCGAGGATCGGAGCGTATTCGCCCAATGGGACTTGGACGGACGGGCCTTTCTGCGGCCAAGGCAAGGCCGAGGTAAAATAGTCGTGGCGTTTGCCGCGACGGAGAAGCGTGTAGGTGCCGGCAGTATCAGGGCCATCGCCCTTAGGCACAGTCACGCTGTCCTGCAGGTTCTGATCACGAAACCATTCGTTCCAGATCAGATTGTAGGCGCGCAGGAAAAGCGCGCTGTGAGGGATACCAGCGACCTGCGTAGGAAGACCCATGTAATCGTAGATGGTCCCTTCGGCGTATCCGCCGAGAGGGGAGGTCATTTCCGGGGTTGTGTAATCGGTGCTGTCGCCGGGATTGGCTTGTTCGCCCATGAACTTCTGGAAGTTGTCCCACACGAGACGAAGCGGGACGGCGAAAAAGAAGGTGTTCATGAAGACATTGTCCATGAACG